TTTTTATATGGATCAGGCAACATTGCATCAGGCACATTCAAACTTTATGGGATCAGCTAATCATGTACACACATAAAATTGTAAATGGCGAACGTGTTGATCTGACGCCTGAAGAGATCGCTGAGTTAGAAGCGCGTGATGCGGCTTATGTACCCCCTCCTGCACCACCTGCACCAACCAAAGAACAATTGATGGCTGAACTTACAGCCCTCACAGCTAAAATACAGGCACTGGAGTAAACCATGGCAGTAATAATTAACGGTAGCAACACACCCACGGCCGGTAGCGTAACGTACGGCGACGGATCAACCTACGCAAACAACGCGTCAGGTACCGCGGGTCAGGTGCTAACTTCAGCGGGTGCGGGTGCTCCTGTTTGGGTTACACCGTTTGTGCCAGTCGTTGGGTTTATTGGCAAGTCAACAACGTACACAGCGGTTGCTGGTGACACCTTGTTGGTGGACACAAGCGCAGGGGCGTTTACAATCACACTGCCTGCATCACCTGCAACAGGCAACATCGTATATTTTCAAGACGCAAAGGGTACTTTTTTACCATACCCTTTGACTATTGCGCGTAATGGTCAAACTATCATGGGTTTGGCAGAAGATTTAATTGCCAGCAACAATAATGTTGGCTTTGGTTTGGTTTATAACGGCTCTGACTGGAGGATTTACTAATGAGTAACGTACAAGGCTTATTTAGCACGACATTGGCGAACCCCTCGGGGTATCCCGGTCAGTCGTTCTTCGGGCAAAACAATATACGCATTTTTATGCGAACTGGCACGTTTGTTGTGCCGCCCGGCGTTGGCACCATTCGTGTTCGCGTTCATGGCGCTGGAGGTTCTGGTGCTGTTGCAACAGCCTCTACACAAAACCGTTGCGCAACTGGTGGCGGTGGCGGTGGATTTGCAATGAAAGTAATTTCTACAACGCCCGGCACTTCTTACGCAGTGACTGTTGGCGCTGGTGGTACTCGCGCTCAAACGCTTGCTAATGGCATCGCTGGAGGCACATCATCTTTTGGTGCAATTCTTACTGCAACAGGTGGTGCTGGTGGTTTGTACGCAAGTGCTAATGCCGCAAACTCTGCCGCTGGTGCGGCTGGTGGTACAGGTTCTGGTGGTGATGTTAATTACACTGGCGGTTCTTCTGGAAGTGGAACAACAACATCCTATACCGCAGGTCAGCAAACATTTGCTGTGACTGGTGGTGGTGCTTGTGGTTCTATTTTTGGTAATGGTGGTGGTAGCGGTTCTGTGAGTACCGTTGCAACAACTACTACTGGAACTATTGTGGTTATGAGTGGTGGTGGTGGCGTTGGTGGTAGTTCAGGCAATGTTACCTACACTGGTACTGGTGCGGGTGGGTTTTACATTGTGTCTGGTTCTGGTGGCACGGCAGGCGGTTCAGTTAGCTATAGCACGAGCACCAACCCCGGTGGTAATCTTACAAGTCTAAACGCTGGCCCCGGCTTTATGAACTATGCAAGTAGCGGAAATGAAACTGGAGCAGGTTCATTTAGTGCAAGCAACTATGGTGGCATACCATTAGAAACATACTCCGCAATACATCGTTTTAATACTTATGTTCCAGCATCTACTGTAACAGTACCAAAATCATCCCCCTACCCATTAAATTCCCTCAACCGCTTCCCCGGTGACATCTTGATAGCTGGTGGCACTAAAGCCCAAGACCAAGAGGACAATGGTGGTAACCCAAGCCCCGGAGCGGGTATGGGTTCACGTTTTGCTTCATCTAATCAATACGTTGCTGGCCCCTTAGGTGGTGGAGGTGCGGCGGCTGACCCGAACAATAATGGCAGTTATGGCGGTGGAGCAACTGTTGGTGGCGGGGGTGGTGGTGTTGCTTCTTTTGGCAGTACAGATGCTAATGCGTTTAGTGGCTATGGTGGCGATGGTATGGTAATTGTGGAGTGGTAAAAATGAAAAAAGCATGGATTGAAAACAACGTAGTTCGTGATGTATGCGAGGGCAACCCCGCAGAACTTTATCATCCTGACGTTGCTGTTCATTACAGCACTGACGTACCTGATGACATCAAGAACGGTGCAACACTTCAAAACGGTGTGTGGGTTAACTTGCCTGCATCGCTTGGCCCTCAAATTAAATGGATTACTGACGTAAAAGTTCGTAACGGTTTAACTTTGGCTGAACGATCAAAGTGGGACAACAACACCACAAACACGATCATCACAGCAAAGATTGAGTTTGCTATGCCTAAACTTGAAGCGCAAGCTACAGAACTATTGCAGTTCCTCGTAGACTCTGGTGACATTTCACAAGCGTCAATGACAAAGATCCTTGCGTAAGGAAACATAATGGCAACCACAATCAACGCAGACGCCTCGACAGGCGGGGCAATAGTTTCGGGAGACGGGTCTGGCGTTCTAGGGCTTCAGGCGGCCGGCAACACGGGCTTGACGATCAACACGTCTTTGGCGTTGGGTGTCGGCTCTGGTAACTCTACAGGCTCCTTGGGTCAAATATTAACCTCCGCCGGTTCAGGCGCACCGCCTACTTGGTCAAACCCAACGGTTGCCGTTACAGCCATCGATCTTTTCTATTACGCAAATGCAAACGCATAAGGACATATTATGACCACAGGACTTTTAGGTTCGGCAGACCTTGCCGCTAACACACTAACAACAATCTGCACACTGCCAGCGGGATCACAAGCCTTCACGGTCAACGTGTGCAATCGCAACGCATCAAACGTAACAATTCGCATTGCGCCTATGTCTACCTTGGCAACGCCTACGAACGCGGAATATTTTGTTTATGATGCCCTACTTCCAGCAAACGAGGTTATGCAACTGTCTGGTCTGACATCGGGTAGTGCAAAGTTGGTGGTTGTGCGCTCTAACACAGCCAATGTTTCAGTCAATGTTTACGGAGTTTAATCATGGCATTTAATAATAATACCCCCGACGATTTAAGCCGCTATTCAATTGGCGAGATTGTTGACCTGTCTGGTGTACCTAACTTTTATGACGCTGGAAGTAGCAAGTGGTTAAGGTCAGGTGTAGCAACATCGTCTAGTAATTTAAGTACAACTTCAAAGACAAATCTTGCGGCGGCTGGTACAGCAACAGCACCAACAGTTATAGCTCAAAGTGCTTTGTCTTTATCTTACAAGTCTTCAGGATTTTATGCTACTTACCCTATCCAAAGAATATCCGCAAGTGGTATCTCAGTAGTCCCTGCGACTTACACAAGTAGTACTAATGTGGGCGTTGGCGTGATTACATCTGCTGGTGTGCAAACCATATCTACAGGTCAAACAAGTAACAGAACTGCTAGTCCTACTGGCGGTTCAAATGGCTTTGTTGCTAGTAATGATACAACCATATTTTCTTATTGCTTTTCAAGTGCCACCGCTTTAAGTGCGGCATATACAACAAACGGCACAACATGGACTATTGGTACTGTAACGGGACTTCCCACTTTTGCGGCTGATGCCAATACAGCCGCACACGCATCGCAAGTTAGCAATGCTACTTATACGACAGCAGGTATGCCGGGTTGGAAAAGAACGCAAAGCGCAAACAGTCAATTTGCTGTGTTCTGGTGTGGTGCTAGATTTTTGTTGATTGCGCCGGGCGCATCTTTTTATGTCTGCTCACTATCAACAAACGGACTTGCGTGGGGTGGTGATAATACAACTGCTGTTATTGGTTCGGGAGCACGTCCTAAAACTCAAGATATGCAGTTCTACCGAAATGGTAATAATTGCTATTTGAATGTTGGTGGTGGGTATCGTTACACAACTGATGGTGGCATCACATGGGCGGCTTGTACTTTTGCGGCGGCTCCTGACCCAGCAAGTTATTACATGCAGTACAACCAAACAGACCCAGCGAAATTGGTTATTTATGCGGCTCCGGGAGGTTTAGCCACCTACTATTCCGCTGACTCTGGTGCAACATGGTCAGCAAGTAGACCGCTTCCAACAGGATTTGAATATACTTATTCTCTTTTCTATAGAGGCAGTACGCTTTGTATTACCAACGCATCAGCAAATGGTTATAGAGTTTCAACAAACGATGGCGTTACTTGGTCAGCCATAAACTTTCCAGTTGGAACATTGGGGTCAACTTTTTACTTCTATGCTGACGCATATAGATGGTATGCAGGTGGAATGTCTCAACCCCAATTATTAACATCTTCGGATGGTGTTACTTGGACACTTTTAACAATACCACAAAATTATGTTCTTAACCAAGAAGGTTCTAGTTTTGGAACTGGAATTGTATCTTTTGATTCCAATACAGTTGTATTGATGGGCAATAATGCCGCTAATGGTTTTAATCAATTTATTAGTTCAACAGATGGTGGTGTAACGTGGACAATGGGGCAATATACGACTGATAACTTTGGCGGTGCTTGGGGTGTGGGTAATGCTTTTGTAACACCAGATGGTGGTGGTGTTGGTTTTGCTTTTGGCATGGAAGGTATGACATCTGGCGAGAACGCCCTCGTACTAAAAGCTGACATAACCGCTGGCGGTGCTTTTTACCGCACAGGTACAACCGCTATTACGCCAATACAAACTGGCGCTTTTGCTTATGTAAGGGTAGGATAAATCATGTACTACAAATTTGAAATCTCTGGTCTTTACTGCGGAACTTCTGAAATTGAGGTTCCTTACTCCACTTCTGTTGCACCTCCTGATGAGAATGAAACAGCTAAGTGGGTATGGAATCATGTCAACTGGGTAGGCTTGCCTCTGGATTGGAAATATGTCCCAGCGCAGTATGTTGAACCTCCAGTTGTTGAGACACCAGCAGAGCCTACAGCTTAATAACCGAAAGAGATAAATGGCCGCAGAAGCAATGACCTATGACAGCCTCGTTGAGGATGTCATTACCTACTCTGAGCGCGACGATACTTCTTTTGTTGCGCAGATCCCTCGGTTGATTATGTTGACCGAGCAGAGCATTGCCGCTCAGATTAAAACGTTGATGCAGTTGAACGTGGTCAACACCACGCTTGTTGTCAACGACCCGGTGATTCAAAAGCCGGCTCGTTGGCGCAAAACAGTTAGCATGAAGATCAACGGCCAACCTGTACTCAACAGGTCCATGGATTATGTTTCTCAATTTCAGACAGAGTCCAGTAATGGACAACCCTTGTACTACGGAGATTACGACTATGATCACTGGGCTCTTGCTCCAATTCCAAACAGCGCTTACCCGTTGCAAATTATTTATTACAGCCGCATTCAGCCGCTTGACATCACGAATCAAGAAAATCTTTTAACACGCGAGGCCCCACAGGCTTTGCTGTACGGCACCTTGCTTCAGGCACAGGGCTTCATCAAAAACGCAGACAAGCTTGCAATGTGGAAGGGCTACTACGACGAGGCCATCGCGGCACTCAAAGGCGAAGATCAGAAACGCATGGTCGACCGCAACGCAACAAGACAGGAACCTTAAATGCCTACATTCACCTCCCCGTTTACCGGGAACGTAATCCAACCCACAGACGTAAGCTACGAGGCGATTGCGCTATCAGGCACGGTACAACTGTACTGGCCTCAGTATGTCAGCACCGCGGGTCAGCAGGTAAGCGCGCGTATCATTGACGTGGTGTCCGCTGTTGGTGGCATCATCCTGCTACCAAACGCACAGCAGGCCTCTGTTGGCGAAGACATTCTGTTCCGCAACCAAGGCGCTAACGCGTTCACGGTGTCGCGCTCTGACGGCACTGGCTCGTTCACGGTGCCAGTGGGTCAGGCTTACTACACGTACCTGACAGACAACACCACCGCGGTGGGTGTGTGGGGTGTTGTGGCTTTCGGTGTTGGCACGTCCTTTGCAGACGCCGCCACACTGGCAGGAAACAGCACAGCGGCCATTTTAGGCAAGCTAGAGACAACGATTGTCACTAATGAGTATTCCTCGTCTATCACCTTTTCTGACGCGTCTCGTGCTCAGTGTTTTGTGTGGACCGGCGGTGCGGGTTCTACAACACTGCCCGCAGTGGCTTCTTTGTCTAGGGGTTGGTATGTTTTGGTGCGTAACAACGGCACCGGCACACTGACAATCAACACAGCGTCTGCTGGTTCAACAATTGACGGCCTGTCTAGCTTGGCCCTCCCCCTTGGTGACTCGTGCTTTATCTGCGTGAACCAAGACCCTGCCAAACAAGACTTCTTTACAGTGGGTCGTTCACGTCCCAACAGTTTGACGTTCTCTTCTGCCACGTACGACGTGGACGTGATTGCTGGTGGAACACTGAGCCTGATCACCAACACGCCAATTATTCAGCGCTACACGGCCCTGAGTGGCACACGTACAACCAGCCTGTTGGTCCAGTTGCCTGCCGTGACTCAGGTGTACTACCTGCTCAACGACACCAACCAAAGTGGATACAACGTGACGTTCCAAGTGCAGGGTAGCGCACAGCCCCCCTACTCTTTGCCAACGTCCACACAGGTGATTGTGCTGAGTGACGGCACCAACTTGTACCCACTGCTTCAAACCAACATTGGTCAGTACTTGGCCAACAGGGGCACAGCGGCGTCGCCAGCGTTCACGTTCACTCTTGACCCTGTGACTGGCATGTACTCACCCAACAACGGCCAACTAGGGTTTGCTGTTGCGGGCACCAACATTGCCACACTAGACGCAACGGCCGGTGTGGGCAACTACGTGTCCCGTTTTGTGGGGCGCGTGCAGGCTAACCTGATCTCTGGGGGTTCGTTCTAATGGCCGCTGAACCGTCCAAAATTTTCACCCTTTTTGTAAAGCCCGGCATTAAACGGGACGGTACAAAGTTTGAGGCTGATGAATACAGCGACGGCAAGTGGGCAAGGTTTCAACGTGGTAAGGCAAAGAAGATTGGCGGCTACCGCCAAATGTTTGCCTCCCCCACCGGCATCCCACGTGGGATGATTACCAACTCACTGAACGGCGTTAACTACATCTACGCAGGCAACTACAAAGGTGTTGAGGTGTTCAACACAGGCACAGACCAAGGTGTTGGTGTGGGCCCGTTCCCGATTGAGTTCAGCAAGACCTACGTGGTTGTTCAGGTCAACGTGTCACCTAAAACAATTCACGTTAAGGGCAACCACCTTGCCGCGTTTCCAAACGGCACAACGTTCTGGGCGTACAACACGGCGGGCATTCGTACCAACTACACAACAGACACAACACCCACGTACAACACACCCGGCAACTACACCGAGTTGCATTTGGTGGCTGTTACAGGCATGCCCACGGTGCCGTTTGAAATTTATGTGCCTAATGGTTTTGCCGCAAGCAACCAACATTTATGGCAGTTTGACATTGCGTACGACTCCACTGGCACAGGCAACTCCAAGCTGTTGGCCCACCCCGGCCACAACCTAGACAACATTGACTCCGGTGTTAACACCTCGCTTTTTGCCGGCAACTTCTTGCCAGACCCAACAACAGGCAAGTACATCCTAACCGAAGTAATTGACTCTACCGGCGCAACACCGACGTACCTGCCAATTGATGCCAGTGGTGGTGTTGTGGTGTTACACCCGTTTGTGTTTGTGTACGGCAACTTTGGTTTGTTACGCAACAACAACGTCATCTTCAACTCACCCACAGCCAACGTACAAACGTTCAGTGACTGGAACGGCACGCTTGCCAACGAGGTGAACGTGACTGCGGGCAAGATCGTGCGTGGCTTCCCCATTCGTGGTGGTACCTCCTCACCCTCTGGCCTCTTCTGGGCCACAGACTCTTTGGTGCGTGTGTCATTCACAGGCACGGCGCCGTACTACTGGCGCTACGACACGGTGTCTAACCAGACGTCTATCATGTCGTCTAGCTCGGTTGTTGAGATGGACGGCACGTTCTTTTGGATGGGTGTTGACCGCTTCTACCTGTACAACGGCGGCGTTAAGGTTCTGCCTAACGACAAGAACGTTAACTACCTGTTTGACAACATTAACTTTGGCGCGCGTCAAAAGGTGTGGGCAACCAAGGTCCCGCGCTATAACGAGATCTGGTTCTTCTACCCACGCGGCACAGCAACAGAGTGCACAGACTGCATTATCTTCAACGTCAAGGATAATATCTGGTACGACGCAGGACAAGCAGATGGTGCGCGCAGGTCTTGCGGCTACGTGACCGAGGTGTTCCCCCGCCCTGTTTGGGCAGGATGGGACTTCACTGGCCAACTGGGCCAGACCTACACACTGACCTACGGTCCAAACCGCGGCACAGCGCCCACCACAACGGCCTATCAGGTGATCGCCCCGGGTGACCTAACAACCAACCCCGCCGGCAGTTTCATGGTGTTTAACACACAGATCGGCGAGACGTTTGTAACAGCCAACCAGATCACCGCCGCGGTGTTCACAAACAACTCCTCTGGTGGTTACACCACACTGACCTTTGCGGACATTGTGCCTGTCTCGGTGGTTGCGGGAAGCACCATGACGCAGGCCACCGGTGGCTACGTGATCTGGGAGCAGGAGTTCGGTAAGAACAAAATTACAGCCACGGAAGAGTTTGCAATTGACTCGTTTGTAGAGACCTGTGACATTAGCTGGGTGGGTGGAACGCCTGCCTCAGACGAGCCCATGGGTGTTAACAGGCGCATGCACTTAACGCGTATAGAGCCAGACTTTAAACAGGTTGGCGACATGGAACTTACCATAGTCGGCAGGCCTTTTGCCAACGACGGCGTGGAGGAGAAAGGTCCTTTCACCTACACACCCACGTCCGGCAAGGTGGACCTGAGGGCCGAGTACAGGCTTGTCAGTTTGCGCTGGCGCAGTAACGTCATTGATGGAGATTACGAGGCCGGTAGAACGCTAATTACCGCCGAGTTTGGCGACGAACGGCCTTAAATGCTGATCGAATTCTTGCCCGAATATAGCACTTGGGAAGACTGGAACGGGAATTTGCTTCACTACTTCGGTGAACAGCAGTTCCCGTTTTTGCCTGAGGACCAGTGGCGTGAGGTGGCCTACGCGGTTAACTTCAACCCTGTGTTTGATAAGTACGCTATTCCGAACCCCGAGGCGTTTGAAACATGGCAAGAATGGGCCAACCTGCTGATCACCGCAGTCAACGGCGACGGGGCATAAACACTCGAAATTATGGGTAATTCTCTATAGGAATACCCAACCAAGCACATACACAAATGGCCTTAGACAACTACCGTACAAACTTGTTTGAAGACAGAGCCGATGACTTTGGTGGATTGTCGTCTTTGGGTGTTGGTACGCCTGCGGTAGACACTGTTGCGCAAGACTACTGGGCACAACAAGCCGCCGCACAACAGGCTCAATGGGAAGCAGACGCGGCCGCCCAACAGGCTCAATGGCAAAGCCAAGCCGCCGCTCAACAAGCTGAATGGGAGCGCCAAGCCGCCGCAAATGCCGCCGCAAATGCCGCCGCTACAACAACTGCTACTACAGGCGGTCTTCCTACAACAACAGCAACCGCCGCCGCAGACACCACGTCAAACGCGGGCAACGTGCTGTCAGGCAACATCCTCGCTGGTGCAAGCTGGAACAGCACAAACAACACGCTTGCAGACCAGCTTACGGCCGCCACAGGCCAACAGACACTGAACACCGCTGTTGGCGGTGCAACTACTGCCGACACACTAAACCAACTCAATACCTTTATTGGCTCTGGTGGGTCATTTACCCCCGGCGCCACTGTGTTCTTGCAAACCGGCGGTGTGGACATGTTGCAGGGTGTTGACCAAGGTACCATAGCAAACAACATTAACCAGATTGTTTCAACACTGGGCGCACAAGGCGTTAACGTGGTGTTGACTGGGTCTCCACAAGTTTCGTCAATGAACGACGTTACATCGGGTAACTTTGGCACAAACGTTGCGTCTTTCTACAACGACATTGCGGCTAACAACCCCAACGTCTCCCTTGTTAATTCAATGGGCAGTATTCTGCAAGACAAGTCACTGTTACGTGACGTCTTGCACACCAACGCGGCGGGCGAACAGGTTTATAACCAGTCTGTTATTGACGCTTATAACAGTTTGGTGAACCGTGGTGTTGATACAAACACAGCGGCAACACTTGCTGTGCAAGGCGCAACTACAGGCGCAACTACAGGCGCAGACACAACAACAGCGAGATTAGGTAACCAAGACTACACGCTGAACAACGCCGACATTAACAACGTGTACAGCCAAATTGTTGGTCAGGGCACGATGGACAGGTGGACCGGCGAGGGCTTTGGTTCTGCAGACGCAAACGCCCGTGCCATGGCACAGAACTTGGTGGCCTCTGGTGTTACAGACATTAGCCAAATTGGTCAAAAGACCGTTACCACACCCGCATCTTCCTATGAAACGGAGCAAGGAACTGTATATGTTCCTGAAAGCACCCAAACAGTTTTGGTCAATAAAACCACAGGCCAACAGCTAGTCAACGACTACGGCGAGCGTGGCGGTGTTGGTAACGCGTTCTCCGGCACGTACACCGGCAAGGGCAACACAGCGTACAACGTTGGTTTTGACGCGCAGGGTAAACCTATTCTGTACACCACAGGCGCGTCCAGTGCGACGGACCTGAGTGACCTACAGATGATCCTGTCTGCCGCCTCGTTTATTCCCGGCGTGGCCCCGTTTGCACAGGCCGCTAACGCCGCCATATCAGCGGGACAAGGTAACTGGACAGGTGCCGCACTTGGTGCGCTTGGCGCCGCTGGCTCCGCTGGTTTTACCGACATTGGCGGCATTCCAATTAACGACGCTAAGAACCTTGTTGGTGGTTTGAATGCGCTTCAAACAGGCAACGTGGCAGGGCTTTTAAACTCCGCGGCAGGTTACGCTGGTGCTAGTTTGCCCGCAGAGGTTCGCACTGGTTTAACTATAGCCAACGCGGCCAACGCGTTTGCTAACCAAGATTTTGCAGGTTTAGCAGACGCCGCGGCCTCTTTGACTGGTAGCAGTGACGCCAAGCTTGCCTCGTCGGCTTTGCGCATGACACAGGCATTTGACCAGTTTAATAAAACCGGCGACCCCACAGCGTTGATGAACGCCGCGTCGGCGTTTAACAGCGCGGCTAACAAGGCCAACACAAGTAACACTGCGTTTACCGCGTTCAAGGATGTCATTGCGGCTGGTGGTACACCAGAGGACGCACTGGCCGCTTCTAACCAGTTTGACACCGCACTGGCAGGTGTTACACCAACAACGCTCAC